AGGATAATTATCATGGCATTTGCTAACTCAGCAATCACCGATATTATCGCTACAACCATTCAAAGTCGTAGCGGTGAATTGGCAGACAACTTAACACAAAACAACGCAATTCTTCAGCGTCTTAGCTCAAAAGGCAATGTACGCCCATTCTCAGGTGGTAACGTGATTTTGGAAGAAATCATGTACAACGACCCAAATACTAACAACGCTAACTCATATAGCGGTTACGAAGTATTAAACATTGCTCCAGATAGCCCTATTTCTGCTGCTCAGTTCAAAATTTCCCAGTACGCAGACGCAGTAACAATGTCTGGGCTAGAAATGTTGCAAAACAGCTCTAAAGAAGCAATCATTGACCTTTTAGATGGTCGTATGCAAGTTTCCGAAGCTCGCCTCCTAAACCGTATCTCTGGTGACTTGTTCCTTGACGGTACAGGTAACGGTGGTAAGAACTTGGATGGTTTGGCTGCTGCTGTTTCTTCTACTCCTACAACTGGTACATACGGTGGTATTAACCGTGCTAACTGGACTTTCTGGCAGAATGTGGCTACAACAGGTACAACTATCACTACATCAAACATTTTGGCTAAAATGACTTCTACAGCTATTCAATTAGTTCGTGGAACAGACAAAGCTGATTTGATTGTTGCTGATAACAACTTCTACAGCCTGTATGTACAGTCATTGCAAGCTATTCAACGTATCGCTTCTGAAGAAGCTGGCGCTGCTGGTTTTGCTTCACTCAAATTCTACGGTGGCGGTACTTCTGCTGACGTGGTATTGGGTGGTGGTTATGGCAATGAGCAACCTACTAACACAATGTACTTCTTGAACACCAACTACATTTTCTTACGCCCACACAAAGAGCGTAACTTTGTACCTATTGGTGGTGAGCGTCAGTCTATTAACCAAGACGCAATCGTGAAGTTATACGGTTGGGCTGGTAACTTGACTGCTTCTAACAGCTTCTTGCAAGGCATTATGACCAACTAAGAAATAAGGGGAAACCCTTATTTTTGGTCTATTTAACTAATAAAGGAAATATCATGGCATATACCATTACCCCCCTGTCAGGGATTGATTTTAACGACACTATTACCGTAGCAGAGTTAGCTACAACTGGTGGTACAGCACCTTCATTTGGCCCAACTGGAGCAGAAGTATTTGGTTCAGATGGTCGCCGTTATGTATTTGCAAAAGCTGGTGCAACTATTACTGCTTCAACTGCTGTATGCGCTATTAATACATCTACATTTCTCGTAGCTGCAACTGGTGGAAGCTATTTATCCCCAGGTGTATCAATGGGTTCTGGCGATTATGGTTGGTTTAGTGCAGCTTCTGTTTAATTTTTACCTGTAGTACCTTGGGATTCCCTCAAAAGGGGAGTCCCTTTTTTCTTTTTAACAACCTAATCCCTTAGGAGAATTAAATGGCTATTGAATCAGACATCCGTAATGCGGATTCGCAGTTAGCAGTACGCTTTTATAAGCGCCCAGTAGAAATCAAAGATGAAACTCTTGCCCAAGGCAGACCAATCTTTAAAGAGATGGATTTCATCACTATTATGACCCCAGGTGACCAGCTTAATATCATTGATACTATTGCTGAAGATAGGCATAAACGCAGATTTCCGCTACATTGGGCTGATTATCAGAACAAAACTGGAAACCACGAAGGTTTTACAGGTACTCCCTTGTCAGAATGGCCTTTATTGACTATGGGACAAGCTGAAGAACTCAAAGGCATTAAATTCTATACCGTAGAAGCGGTGGCTAATTGCGGTGACCAACAATTACAGCGTATTGGCATGATTGCTGGTATGTCCCCATATGCTTTTAGGGACAAAGCCAAGGCTTTTCTGTCTGTAGCCAATCAAACGGCTGATATTTCTAAGCGAGAAGAAGAATTAACACAGCTTAAAGAAGAAAATGCTAAAATCAAGGCAGAAACAGACGCAAAGCTGGCTGAGATGCAATCTCAGATGACTGCTCTACTTGCCGCTGTTGGAACTAAAAAACCACGCAAAACCAAGGTAGAAACAGAGGCTTAATATGTCAGCAACGATGCTAGAACTTGTACAGCAAACTGCAAGCGAGCTTAATTTAGCCGTACCAGTTTCTGTAGCTGGAAACCCTAATCAAGATGTACAGCAGATTTTAGCGCTGATGAACGGTTCTGGCTATGACTTGCTTAAAGAATACGATTGGCAAGCATTACAAGTTCAGTATCGTTTTTACACTCAAGCTATTACAACAAACGCTACAACGGTCAATGGTTCTACTACATTGACTGTTCCTAGCGGCACAGATATTAGTGGTGTTACAAGCCAATGGCAAATTACTGGTTATAACATTAACCAAGATACCTATGTTGTATCTGCAAACAACACTACTAAACAAATTGTAATGAGCCAAATGGCTAACGGCTCAGGCACAGGCTCGATTGTATTGGCTCAGACTGCTTATAACCTTCCAGCCGACTTTGAAACCATTACAGACCGTACCCATTGGGATAAGACTAAGCATTGGGAAATGTTAGGGCCTGAAGATGCTCAACAATGGCAATGGTTAAAGTCTGGTTATATTTCAACTGGCCCAAGAATTAGATGGCGCATATTGGATAACCAATTCCAAATTTGGCCTCCTATGAATACCAATGAGTATTTAGGATGGGAATATCGCTCTAAAGGTTGGGCAAGAAGCGCCACAGGCGAAGTAAAGAATAAGTTTACTGCTGATAGCGATACTACGGTTTTTGATGACCGTATTATGGTTTTATCTACTAAACTCAAATACTTCCAAATTAAGTCATTTGATACGACTGCGTTGACAGCCGATTACAACCGTTATTTATCTGTTGCTAAAGCTAACGATAAAGGCTCTCCAAATCTATCATTTGCGCCTTACCCAAGCAAGGTGCTTATTGGTTACGCTAATATTCCAGATACAGGGTATGGTTCATAATTATGGCGGTCGCTAAACCACAAACCGCCCTTACTACTTCCATTACTTCACCTATTGGTGGTTGGAACGCTAGGGACTCTGTATCATCAATGCCTCCTACTGATGCGGTTACATTGACCAATTTATACCCTACGCCTACTGATGTAGTGCTAAGAAAAGGGTATTCCAAGCGTTCTATTGGCATTACTGGCTTTGTAAATAGCTTAATGAACTATGCTGGCCCAAGTAGCCAAAAACTATTTGCTGCGGCAGGGTCAAGCATTTATAACGCTGATACAGCTACTGCTTCTGTTGTTTATTCTATTACTAACGACAAACTTCAGCATATTAATATCAGTACAGGTGGTGGTCACTTTTTAGTTGCTTGCAATGGTGCAGACGCTACTATGGTTTATGACGGTACTAGCTGGTTTAGCATTGCCCCAACAAGCACAGCGCAAACCATTAACTCGATTACTTATGTAACTACAACTGCCACATTAACTACAGCTATTGCTCATGGTTTATTAACTGGCAATAAAGTAACTATTAGTGGCGCAAGCCCTGCTGCTTATAACGGCACTTATACCATTACAGTAACAGGTGCTAATACCTTTACTTACACAATGGCAAGCAATCCAGGCGGAAATGCCTCTACCGTAGGAACTTATGCAGTACTGTATGCAATCACAGGCGTAAATAGTAACAAATTTGTTAATGTAAACCTATTTAAAAACCGCTTATTCTTTACTGAAAAAGACAGTCTAAAAATATGGTATTTGCCTGTTAACCAAATTGCAGGGGCAGCCACTTCTCTTGATTTTGGTGGTATTGCTCGTAATGGTGGTTTCTTGCAAGCAATGGCTACATGGACATTAGATGCTGGTCAAGGTTCTGATGACTACGCAGTATTTATTACCAACATGGGCGAGATTATTGTCTATAACGGTACAGACCCTGATACGGCAGCAACATGGGCGCTTAAAGGCGTATGGCAATTAGGTTATGTATTTAGCCGTAGATGCTTTTATAAGTTTGCTGGTGACATTCTATTGCTTACCCAAGATGGCTTAGTACCCCTTGCTTCTGCATTGCAATCTAGCCGTCTAGACCCTAGGGTTAACCTTACCGATAAGATTTTCTTTGCAATTTCTTTAGCAGCAGATACTTATTCTACTGAGTTTGGTTGGCAAGCTATTTACTTTGCCAAGCCTAATATGCTCATTATTAACATTCCTAATCCAAATGGTGCAGAGCAATATGTTATGCACACTATTTCTAAGGCTTGGGCTAACTTCACAGGTATTAACGCCAAATGCTTTGAATTAAGTGGTGATGATTTGTATTTTGGTGGCAATGGCTTTGTAGGTAAGTTTTTTGATACTAACGCAGATAATGGCGCTCAAATATCAGCTACTTGTCAACAAGCCTATAGCTATTTTGACACTCCAGGTCAACAAAAACGCTTTACATTAGTTCGCCCTACATTCTTAGTGGATGTGGGAGCGCCTGGTATTTATTGCGGTATTAACACCGATTTTCAAACCCAAAATAACCTTGGAAAAGTATCTTTTGAAACTAATCCAACTACTACAGCCGTATGGGATGTAGCAACATGGGATAACGATATATGGGCTGGTAATTTGGTTATTTCAAGAAATTGGCAAGGAGTTACAGGTTTAGGCTATGCAGGAGGCCTTAACTTAAATATGGTTTCAGCAGGAATTGATGTACATTGGCTTTCCACCGACTATGTCATGGAAAAAGGGTCTGTAATTTAATGATTATTGTTGAACCACAAGACCAATTAAAGTCTTGGGCATCCAAAATCTTAGATATTCCCCTTCCATACGATAGTCAATGTATAGGTAATGTATTAAGTAGTGAATTAAGGGCAGTAGTTGTATTTTGTAATTTTGAGGGTAAATCCTGCCAAATGCACATAGCAAGTGCTGGAAGTCATTGGATGACAAAGGATTTTCTCAAAACTGCTTTTGACTATCCCTTTAATAAATTGAAACTCAAGGTTATAATTGGTGCAGTTCCAGGGAATAATGAAAAAGCTCTGAAATTAGACCGACACCTTGGTTTTGAAGAAATAGCTGATATTGCTGACGCCCATAAAGACGGCAATTTGGTAATTTTAACAATGAGGCCAGAACAATGTAAATGGCTGAAACTAGGAGCAAGAAATGGGTGCTAATTTTAACGGTGCATTAGGTAGCGGAGGCGCAGGATGGACTCCACCTAGCCAACAACAAATTCAAGATTGGAATAATAATCCACAACAAGGTTTTGGTAATGATTATGGTTTTGGTATTGATATGAGTCCGCAAGCTCAAGCTCAAAGACAACAACAAGTCCAAATGCAAAACATGACTTCTCAGCCAAGTAATTCAATGATTGCAAGTAATTTTCAAGGAAGGGGTTTTCAAGGAATGGGCGATGACATTCCACTTAATCAACCAAACCCTTATGGCACTAACACTAATCCAACCGCACAAGGATTAATGGGTGGCGGTCAACAAGGCGGCAATCAACCTACGCTTTATCGTGAGCCAGCTCAAGGTATGCAACAAAATCCATCTTATCAAGCACAAAATTCAGGCACAACTGACGCTCAAACAGCCACTCAACCAACAATGAATACTGGAACTGGGCAGTTTGATAACAAGTTTTTAACTGGTGCTTATCAGCAAATGTTTGGCAGAGCGCCTGACCAAGCTGGTTATGACTTTTGGTCAAACGCTTTAAAATCTGGTTCAACTCCGCAACAAGTTCTTAGCTCTATGCAGACTTCTCCTGAGTATCAGCAAGCCCAAGCACTAAAAACAATTGGCACAACCACAGGAAATAACCCATTTGGTTTAAGTGGTGTTAATGCCGCAGGAAATCAAACTAGTACAAACCCTTATATTCAAGCAGCGCAACAAACTGCTGTAGGAAACTATCAAGGTGCTACTGCTGCTACTGCTGCTAACCGTGTAAATCAAAATACACCTTATTCAAACTTACAGTATCAACAAACAGGTACAGATGCTAATGGCAACCCTATTTGGTCTGCTAATCAATCATTAAATCCAACATTGCAAACCGCAATGAGTGGATTGCAGAATAAATTAGCTTCTACTGCTGGACAAGGCATTAATACAAATACATTGGCACAAACAGGTATTAACCCTGGTGAGATGTATTCAGACGCTATTATGCGTAGATTGCAACCTCAATTACAACAACAATCTGCTGCCACAGAAACACAATTAGCTAATCAAGGAATTATGCCTGGTTCAGAGGCTTATAACCGTGCTAAAACACAATTAGCACAACAACAAAATGATTTGTTAACTTCTGCTCAAGTAGGTGGAATTAATGTTGGCTTGCAAGCTAATCAGCAAGGCTTCAATCAGCAATTACAACAATCTAATTTGCCAATTCAGCAATTGGGTGCATTTAATCAAGCCACTCAACCTGGTTATGTGAATCCTTATAGCCAAGCTGCGGTATCTGGGCCTGATTATTTAGGTGGATATACAACAGGTCAAGCTGCTGCTATTGCCGCTCAAAATGCTGCAAACGCAAAAACAGCTAACCTGCAATCAGGTTTGTTTGGTTTAGGTTCTAGCGCATTGTTAGGTGGTGGTGGAATAAGTGGTTTAGCAAAAAATAT